TTCAGAGGGAGGCTAATTATAGGGAGAATGATTTAAACAGGCTTGAGGTTGAAAACAACGAACTCAGGGAAAAGATAGCCGCGCTACAGGAGAAAACTAACTCTAATTTTTCTGAACAATTAGTAAACATTCAAGAAAAATATCAGCATCTAGCAACGGAACATCAAAAAGCTATTGCAATAATAAAGAAGTTAAAAGGGGTATCTACCAATGCAAGTAATTCAAACACTAACGACGGCAATCAAACCTGAGACAATCTCTTGCCCGGGAGGGCATTAGATTGTATTTAATGCAACACCAACACAACCCAGTCCCTTTTTATCATGAATAATTCAACTAAAATTAAACTGATTGCATTGGATCGTGAAGTTACCGTATCCGAGGAAACTTTCACGATTAAGGAATTGAAAGTTAAGTATCCTAAACAATGGCTACAATCTCGTAATGATTATCCTGTTTTTATTAATTCATGTATGGACAAATGGATATCAGAACAGGTAAAATTACAGGTAGAATTACAGGTAGAATTGAAGTGGAATGTTGTTACTTTTGAGGTGGGATGATGGATACGGAAGCATTAAAAAATTTAATAACCGAGTACGAGAATGCTACGGATTCAGGGTACAAGATGAGATTGGCTAATCAGATGAACGACATTATAAAAAAAGATATCTGGGAACTTCAAGGAAAAATTAGAGAGGAAATGATGTTGCGAATGCAAACAAAAACAGAACAATTAAATAATTTAATATCCCAAACAACGGGAGAAAATACCAACTATGGTTATTGGTATATTGAGTTCAGAAGTCGGTCTGGGTGGTGGGCGGTTTCTGATATCCCTGTTAGTTTTGGAGAGAATGGAACATACCTCGGTAAGTCTTATATTGATGCTGTCAGGTCAATTAAAGATTTATTTCCAGAAAGAAAACCTTTGAATAGGGTGCTATAATAATAATGCACACTGATTAAAATTGGACAACACACCCGATGATTTATTAATTGTTGGGTTATTTTTATTGGTGAAGATGTTGGGTTTGTATTATAATATAAATAGGCAACCCGCCAAAAGTTTTTGGCTTTTGAACGGGTCTAACCACAACTTACTTATACGGAGTAAACAATGGCTATTCTTGACATTACCACACAGAATGACACCTTAGTTGTCGATTCCCGATTGATTGCTGATGAACTGGGGATTCAACATAAGAACTTACTGCAAACAATCACAAAGTATTTAGACCGATTAGAACGAAAAACACCAGTCGCGTTTAAAACGGACGTGGTGAGACGCCCGCAGGGTGGGGCTTACGAAGTCTCTTACTGTTTCTTGAATGAAGCACAAGCAACACTTTTGATGACGTTTTCCCGAAACAGTGATCAGGTTTTGGATTGCAAAGAACGGTTAGTTGAGGCTTTCTCCCTTGCTAAGAATAACCACGTTCAGACCCCGCTTGCGTTACCACAAACCTATGCTCAGGCTTTGCTAGAGGCTGGACGATTGGCGTTAGAGGTAGAAAAGTTAGAGGCCGAGAAAGCACTGCTTGAGGAAGAAAACAATCAACTGTCCGAGGCTTTGGATGAACTTTTTGATTATTCGTCAATCATCAGGGTTGCCAAGTTCAATAAAGTTCATGAGTCTAACTTCAGTTGGCGACCTCTCAAAGCGATGAGTATTAAGATGGGGATAGAGATTAAACAAGTTCCCGACGCCCGGTACATGACGAAAAATATTTATAGTCACGATGTTTGGCGGATCGTTTATCCGTGGGTGAAGTTGCCAGAGACTACGACGTTAACGATTATCAGATAATCAAAAAAAGAACCCTCTAAATATTTAGAGGGTTGATTTTAAAATAATTTATTACAATCCTTGCATTTCATTCGGCGGCGACCGTGTTCGGTGTAACCATATCTAACCAGCCTATGACTACCACACCGGGGGCAACCGTCGCCAATCAGGGCTTTTGCAAAAAAAGACAGCCTAACACCTCTGATGGGTTATTGGCATTTCTGACTAGCGCACCCGGAGCCAGGCAATCAGCCCGGTTCACTTTAACGGCGGCTGCTGCTACCAGTCCCGACACTACATAATAAACATCGGGAGACGCAGGGGGGAGTCCCTCAATCTCGCCATATTGAACGCTTTGGACTGGAATACCTAAAATGGGTTCGGCTTCGGTATTCCCCATCGCCACGCGGGGGATGATTCCCGATGGTGGCAGGGTGTGGAGGATCTCAACAGCCGAAGCTGTGAATTGCTTGGTTTTAGGGTCTTGGTTAACCCCTTCACCTGAACAGATAATGATTTGATGGGGAGTGGCGTTGATGATTTTCATGGCTGTATTTTCTCTGGTAAAGTGTGTTTATTCTTCATTTTGGTCTTGACTTGATAGCCTTGAAACGATTGACTTAAACTCAACCATTTTTTCATTTGGGACGCGAGATAGAATTCGCTCCATAGCATTATTGGATTCATTCCAAATCTTGTCATTTCTATCAACGAAAGCATCGTCTCTTTGCTCTCTGTAATTTAGATAATGCTGTGCTAATACTTCCATTTAACTCTCCTAAAACAATGTGTCAATTCGAGAACAAGCGCAGTCATAGGCTGTGGCTTCTGTGGGGTAATCGTAGCCACTTGAAAAGATGATTACCCCGTCTTGGTAGATAAACCAGGCGTACTTCCCTGATTTATCTTTTATCTCGACTTCGTAGCCGAAATAATGGGTCATTTTTAGCTGTAGCATTTCAGGACGTAATCAATCGCCATGTTGTCTGACGTGGTGAGGCGGTAGGATTGCGACCCTTTCCATGTCTTTAATCCATCAATAGCTCGTTTTAGATCGCCACCGTCATCAACCCAATTAAAGAAATTTGTTAACCGAGCTTCTGTCCAGGGTGATGTTTTGTAAAAAGCTAAGTTGCGATCGCAGTAATAAGTTTTAACTGCTTTTGTTTTGGTCGTTTTTGCTTTGGTGGTTGTCATGGCGTTTGCTCCTGTCTCCTGTCTACATTTCTAATACTACACAAAATATCAACAGGTGTCAACAGGTAAAGCAAACTATTTTAGATTTTGTATCAGGGGGATACAAAACGACTGGTTTTTTGATATAATATATAGAGAAGAGACTACGACGTTAACGATTACCAAATAATTCTCGGTCTAAATTAAACTAAAAAGCCCTCCACGAGTTAAAAATGGAGGGCTTCTCTCTATCTGTATTTGTGATTTTTTCTAGCCTTGCGACTAGGACTATGCTCTCGATGTTTTTTGCAATATCCCGAACGGTTTTGAGTGGAAAGTGGGATATTACACACCTGGCATTTCTTAATCAGGAAATCGACCTTGGAGAATTTCCAGATCCTCCTCTGAGTCATCAAAGCAATGTTCAACTTTGAAGACTTCCTTGTGATAATCCGTTAACTCCCCATAGCACGGGCTATCACAAAACTTGACTGCATCTTCAAAAGTCCATTTCCCCATGCGTTTCTCGCGGCTTCCCATTCTTTCGGATGTATGTTCACGGACTGACGGCCCCCCATAGCCACCACTCGCTCCTGTCACAAAACAGGCGACCGAGTTGGCGAAAGCTGCATGATGTTGATTGGGTGCGTCGGGGTGATTGACTTTTCCTAATTCAAAAGCCTTTTCAAGAATTGCTGAATAATTGTCAATATTCATGGTTTCCTTTGTTAATTGAATTTGCGGAGTAAATAGGCTGCAAGAATGCCGCATCCGATACCAAGGAGGGATTCGAGAACGATTGAAATGATTTGTTGAGATTCCATGTTTTTATCCTTTTTAGCCTGTCATCATCAGTGCAAGGGGGCTAATCCTTGCATACGGGGCGGTTAACCCCGTTTCGACTATTTTTAAAATGGATTAGCTAAATTGGCTTGATTTAAAGCCCCAATAACCGAATCAATTAGACTATCGGGCGCGGAGTTATTCCGATATCCGTAGAACTGCTGGCATTTGTAAGAACCGTTAGACGGAATCATCTCGACTGTGTGTGTCACTCGCCCTTGCTCCCGAACAGCAAGAATAATGGAACGACCGCTATTGACCGCTTGACCATAGCCACCGACACAGTGGGATAGTTGCTCACCCCATAGTTTTAATTGAGCGTTACAGGTTGGGATTTCCAGTTCCCAACTACCATCAACAGCACAGAGTCCTTGAACCCGTTTAAAATCGGGGTTAACTTTTAACTCATAGTCCGGTTGACGGCGGACATATTCTTTAGCTAGTGTTTCGTGAACAGTCAACCAACACCGCACCCGTCCCAATTCCGGTGCGCCTGTTCCGTCTTCATTAAGCTGTTTCCAAAGATAGCCCGCATCACGGACTAAATTGGAATCAACGTTATTTACTTCACCACGGACTTTAAAAGTCGTGGTTTGTAGCATCCGTAATGCCACTTCAGAAGATAGCGATTTCAAGAAGGGGATTGCATCCTCCTGAAACCCGATAACTAAATCTTCCTGAAGATTCAGGTATTTTTGCAACAGGTCGGCGTTGCCATTAACCAGCACCATCGCCCATTTACGGGGTGTGGGTGAGCTATTTTGAAATGCTTTGACCGTCGCTTTTCCTGTTGTACCAAACAGGTGTTCACAGGCTTTCTGAGGAGAAAGGAAATCAACTAAGCCCAGTAATAATTGATCTGAGTTTTTAGACAGATTTAATTTAGTCCAGGGAAGTGACTCATGGGGAAGATTTAGGGCAACTTCCAATAGAGTCCGGTAATGCTTTTTGATGTAATAATACTTGCGGGAATACCCACTCCGACTCCATTCTCCGTTTTCATCACCCATAATGTAGGGCAATAATTGACCGAAGTTCATCTGTTCAAACTCGCGGAATTTCAACCAAAACTCACTTGTCAAATTCTGACGATTCCAATGTTGCCACTCATGGCCGTGAAAAAATGACCAACCTGCGCGGTCATCCCCCACGATTTCATCCCATGCCAATTTAGCCAAGAAACGGCTTTTAACTGGCATCCGTCCAACCCGTTCGGCAATCCCCTTGGGAAGATTGCCACACCATTTCCAGGCACGGGCACAGTCACGAAGCCGCCAGATATTCCCGATCCGGTCGGAATGAACCTCAAAAGCATCAGCGTTAACCATTGCCTTTTTGACCCACAATGGCAGTCGGTTGTAGTTTGGCGTTGTGGCAATTTGTAGAACTTTTTCTTGGTTGACTTGATAGCAGCTACGCCATGACCGCTTGGCGTTCATCACTTCTTTATAGAGGTTCAGGAATCGTTCGGCTTGCCATGCGTACCGAATACCCAGACTTAGCAGCATTCCGGTATCTACACTGAATCGCTTTTCGGCGTTTTTCTCGTTATAGTTGTTCCAACGATCATATAATCGGCTTACAGGTTTCCAAATACCGTCTTCAGTCAGGTATTTTTCATATCCCAAACCACATAGCGTCAAGTCTTCAGTATGGGACTTCGCCCAATAGCGCAACTCCTTTGTTGCAGCCCAATCTTTTCGGGCTTGGGTCATGTCAAATTGCTTATCTTGTTTTTCGGCTTCTACCACCTGATAAGCAAGATACCGCGCACCGCGTGACTTACCCTCAATCAATTGTTCAAAACTTTTTGTGTCGAAATTAATACTGTTCCACTCTTTATTAGCAACAGTAAATAGTGATTGTATGTATTCGATTTCTTCCCACGTTAATTCGCGGGTGTTGGTATTGAAGATGATTTCTAGTTGACCCGCGACTAGATCAACGCCTTCCTCAAACATTGCCTCTTGTAGAGTAGAAGCGTTACGGACTCGGACGGCCAATGGAATGCGTTTGTTATTTAATGACATGATAAGATCCTCTTAGTGATGTTCACTCAAGGGTAGAGTTTGATTTGCGGTCGGCTCTGCCCTTGCCTTATTTCTCAATATACCCCCCACTTCTTAAAATGTCAAGCGGTTTCTGAAAATATTTTTTTAAGGTGTTGCGATTTTAGATTTTGTATCCCCCTGATACAAAACGATTGTTTTTTTGATATAATATATATAGAATCAATTTTCTATAGTATTGCAATGTCCAGAAGTAATATAGTCCATAATCAACTAATCAAAAGAGTAAAACAATGGAACCAACACAGCTAACAATGGAGCAACAATTCAAACTCGCAGTAATCAGGCAAAATGTTGACAGCCTAACCTTGGAACAAGCCAAGGAACACATTATCGAATTAGTCATACAGAGTATGATTAAGGATGATTTAATTAAGAATTGGATGAAAGGAAGATGATAATTGTATTTGAAGGCATTGACCGCAGTGGGAAAACCACTCAGATGTCCAGATTGAAAGAATACTTAGAAGCAACAACTAGCTTGGCTGTGTGGAGTACGAGAGAACCTTATGGGGATGAGTGTAGGAATAAGATTAAAACCGTCTCCATGAGTCCCCAGGAACAGCTAGATTTGATTCTTGAGGATCGGCGACGGCACTGCGATGTGATTCGGGAAAAGATGGGAGAATTTGATATTGTTTTATGCGATCGCTTCACCCCCTCCACACTCGCCTATCAAGGTTACGGCCACGGGATTGACCCTAATATCCTTATCAAAGCTAATGAAGCCGTTACGGGGGGACTAACACCCGATATGGTGATTATTTTCGATCTACAAATTCGGGCGGCGGTGGCAAGATTAGAAGATAGACCCCTTGATGCAATTGAAAGAAATATCTTGTTTTTGGAGAGGGTGAGGTGGGGATATTTGGACATTGCCAAAAGATACAAATACCACCTTATTAATTCCAATCAGTCATCTGAGTTGGTGTTCAATAAGGTGGTAAATCGGGTGTTGCAGGCCTTGGAAATTGAGAGTTTAGTTAAGGTATAAATAAAGCAGGGTTGCAAAATACCCTGCTTTATATTTAAACTATTGTTAACTCCACTCCTCTAACTCCAATTCTTCCCCTACAAACTCAGGGAACTGATTGTAAAATTTTGTCAAGGCTTGTAATTCATTCAAGGCTTCTAGGTAATAGCCTTGACGGTCTTCTTTTCTGGCTGCGGTTTTGATGCGGGTGATTCTGTAGATCATTGATTTGCTCCTTTGTCATTTCCAAAAGCCATAACAGCTTTTACTAAAAACTCGGTTTTCGTTATTAGAATTTCTTCTGCCGCATCCCATCCAATTTGTTCTGGGCTATATTCATCTGGGCGATCAAGCCCTTCTGAATGTAATCCCATCCCGCGACGGAATTTACTTTTTGCGCGGTCTACTAATTTAGTTGGTTGTTCCATTGTTTTACCTCCTGTATTTGGTTTGCTAGAGGGAGGTTTTACCCTCCCGTGTATTTAATATTCGTCTTGGTCAAACTTAGGGCAGTTCATAGCCATGAACTCCGTTAAATCAAACCCTTCCCATTCGCCCGTTAGGTCGTTATCATCTCGGTATTTAATAGGTGCTACTGACCATTCAGAAGATGACAGATACAGCGCGGCAGATTTGTCGCCATTCCACTCAAGGGGAAACCAGATGATGTAAGGATTTTGCTTTGCGCTTAAGAACTTAATCTTAAGAACAGAAAGCTCTTCATAGATTTGAATTAGCTGTTTATACCGCCCATCCGGTAATTCAACTTTTCCTTTTTTGAGTAGGGCATCAACGGGGTGATCCTCCGGTTTGGGATTGGGGCTTAATGCTTGTCTGATTTTCTCAGTAATTTCTAATAATTCCTTAGCTTCTGGCTCAAACATATTAACGGCAGATGCCAGGTGTAGTGCTAATTCAAGAGCTAGTTTAACTTCTTGAGGTGTTGCCATGATATTCTCCTAATTGAATTAAATGATTGACTATAACCGGGTAGGGCTGTAACCTTACTCGGTTAACTTTTATGCCGCCCAACTATCACTTTCTTCCTTCTTCATGGCGATCGCTTCATTCTTAAGTTGGACGTAGTCCGGATCGGCTTCCGCCTCCGCAGCTTCAGAAGCCCAAATATCTATCTCAACGGCTTCTAATGCTTTTTGCTTACATTCCTTGAGGGTTTTGTAGCCTAGAACCCGATCAACTTCCCAGGTATTCCATTCCTCTGATGAGTCATACCACCAGCCGTCGTCGTCTTTGAAAATCGAAACCGTGGCAGTAACGTTGTCATAGCTATTGTCAGCATACGCTTTCTTATACTGCGCTTCCCAAATACCAGGGTGTTTGGGCAATGGTTTGTGCCATTTAAGTTTGGTTGGTTCGGCTTGAGTAGTCATCGGTGTCTCCCTGATTTCAACCTTCTACATTTATAACTGTACCCCAGTTATTTTAAAATGTCAACCCCCTCACTCAACTTTTTTGTAAAGAATTATGTCGCCGGTTGTGATCGCCTCCAAAAATTCAGTCCATGCGGGTTCTGCTGATTCCCGTCTCCAATACCGATAACCCATACCGATGACGAGGGTTTTCAACTTCTCCCTGTCTTCTGGCTTGAGTCTGGCTTTGATTTCTTGCCTATGTTCGTGGGGCCTCATAAAAAATCCTATGTAACTATTCACCAGTTATAACAGATTATTCACCATCTGGAAATAAATCTGGCAACGACGGGCGGTGGATCGTGGATCTAAAAAAGCCGAATCCCTTACAGAATCCGGCTTTTACCTCTATCGGAGCGACAGGATTTGAACCTGCGCCCCCTACCACCCCAATGTAGTATCGGTATTGTTTAATCCTTATATAGTAGGACTTTTGGGAGTTTGGGAACTTGAGATCCCAATTGTTGATTCCCAATAATCCTTAGCCGCTTCCCACTGTTCAGACGTAGCCGCGCAGTGGACTTGATGCCCAAAGGAATCACCTTTGTGATGTTTGGCGATCGCACCCTCCAAAGATACACAGCTTAATCGGTACAGAGGGATTGGGGATTGGTTTATTAGGATATCCAGGGATTGAATAACACTTAGACCAAAGCCATGAGGGTCGTATTTCAATGTATTGGGAATCTGGGGAGACGCCCCGTCATATTTCCAGTAGCGAGCGTGTAGCAACATATAATCCTCCTTTGTTTTGTCCTTATATCGTTAACTTTTGCGCGGATTTAAGGCATCGCGCCCAGCCCATAAATTAACTTTTTAATAATTTATTTGAGATAAAAATATAGCCCTCTTTTCTGGTTTCAATCCAGAATTTAGCATCGGCATTGGAGGCTGCTTTTAACAAGTTAGACATTTCTTCATGGGACTTAAGCCAGTCAATCCGACATCCCATGGCAACTTCACCTCTAAGACTGCAATGAGCTTCTACAACTCCCTGTATGAAGTCAATCCGAATTGACCCCGCCCAGCTTTGTTGCTTTTCCGTCCCTGATGGGGGATCTTGAAAAAGCCAATCTAAATCCGATTGGTCAGGGCGAGGGAATTGTTCTATTTTTTCCATAACGGGTGCGTTCCAAATTGTTAGTTGTCGTGGAGACTCCACAACCGCTACCGATTTCAGGGCTTCTAAACGCCCCTCAAGTTGAGTCAATTCAAAAGCCCACTTCCGAACTAAAGACCGGACGCGGGGGAATTTGACTATTAAACTGTTCAGTTGAGAAATTCTTTTAGAAAGTTGGTCGGCGTTTGTGGAGTTTTTCATATTTTACGCCCGATTTGACGGCGGCGTCCCTGCTTTGTGTTCTATACTAAATATTGTAGCTACAAAATCAAAATATGTCAACCCCTAAATCAAAAAAACTTTTTAACCGCCCAACCGTTGTCAGGGTGAGGCTTTCAGAAGTTGAGAGGGAGAGGATAGAGGCGATCGCATCCTCAAGAAATCTATCCCTCTCGGAATTGATAAGATATTGGATCAATAATAGAGTTTGACGATACAGCTTTCCTTAGTCCAGAAAGCAAAATTAGGGAGCAAGCCGAGCTTTCCCTAATCGGTTCTTTTCGTACCATTCCGCAATTTGGGGAACCCATTCTTGAGTATGTGTCCACATCATTTCAGAGAGTTTTTGAATCTCTAACTGGGCATCTTTTTTAAATCTTAAATCGAGAAAATGTAACAGTGAACGTAGGTTACAAGACATAACAAAATGCTGTCTGAAATCGAACGGGATTAAACCCCTGGCGTGTTCTTCACTCATCCCAGACTCAATGTTTTGTTTATACAAACCACAAGCATCTACACAGTGTTGTAAATGGATTTCTCTTAATTCAGGTGAATAATAATATTTTTTGCCTTGGCGATCGCTGTAATTCCCCACCGGACGGAGGTAAAAAACATCTTCTAAACTTCTCTTGAAGTTGATTACATCAACAATCCTCTGCCCTGAGTAGCGCCCAGATTGAACATCGAAACTAGCTATTCTATGCCGGGTTGCCTGTTGCATCACACTATGGGGGAAATATCCCACACTAAAAACGATGTAGCAGTGCTCTAACACTCCAAAGTGTCCTCTATTTCCCTCTAGTAATCGTTTAACGGCTATCTCCCCACACTTAATTTCAGAAGGGGTTTTATCAAGGCTTTCATATATATAATCCTCACTATAATCCTGATGGAGAGCCAGATACATTATTGTCTGGGGATTAGCTGTTTTCGATAAAACATCAACCTTGAATTTGTCCATTAGTCTCCTACTCTTTTGTGCATCTTCAGTCAAGAAATAAGATAATCATTAACTGTCAACAGTGTCAGGGATTTGAGTGGAATAGTTTGATCTTTAAAGCATTTAAAATTAAGTAATCGTAAAGAATTGATCATAATTTTTGTTGTTTGATGTATTTCTATTATTATATAATGATCTACACTTTAAAGCAAGGTGTGGGCTAGTGTCAAAAGAAATAAATCTTTTAACAACACTGCATGAAGCAGACGTTCACCCACGATCAAATTATAATATAGTCAGCTAGTATCAAATTAGTCAAGAAACAATGCAATCGTTATTTCAATCCATAAAATAGGCAATCGTCTATTGCGGGTCTCCTAACCCTAGTTAAAGGACTTAAATCAATGGTGTTTCAATCCATAAAATAGGCAATCGTCTATTGCGGGTTAGAGGCGCGGGGGGATAAGCAATTAAATTTCTTCCGTTTCAATCCATAAAATAGGCAATCGTCTATTGCGGGTTTTGCTAAGTCGGAATGGTAATTAGCATCAAAATCGTTTCAATCCATAAAATAGGCAATCGTCTATTGCGGGATCCAATTTTGTCTATTCTCAGGAATAGTTAACCCTGACTTGAGTTTCAATCCATAAAATAGGCAATCGTCTATTGCGGGTGTCCATAGATTCACAATCAACCTGAGAATCAAGCATGTTTCAATCCATAAAATAGGCAATCGTCTATTGCGAGGTCAGAGATGTCCTGAAACAATGCCATATTTTCTGCGTTTCAATCCATAAAATAGGCAATCGTCTATTGCGAGACTGTAAATATTCCCAATCCTATTAGAGCTAGTCCAAGTTTCAATCCATAAAATAGGCAATCGTCTATTGCGAGAGCTTAATCCGCAGTTGTTTCAGGCGTTTCTATCGAAATCACCTAAGCTCATTCGATTTATTATAGCATGAGTTTTGGCGGTTTCGGCAACTAAAAAATCGTGAACCCCGTTTTTAAACAAATCATCTGGAATCGTTATGGTGTCTGACTTTTTGGTTTTTTTCTTGGTTGCCTTTTTAGAACAGCTAGGGGTTGCCGAATTTTTATTAATCAGGAATTTATACCAGAAATTATCGGACAATTCCACACCTTGATTGATTGCCATTTGAGCTAAACCTTTTAACTTAATGTTCTGTCCTGAGTTGACATCACGAGCAACGGTATAACCACAATTAGAGCATTTGTGAGTGCGTTGAGATAGCTTTTTCTTCTCTTGATGTCCACACTTCGCACAACATAAAGTAGTTCCCCAATTATCAACCCGAATCACTAATTTTCCGTGTTCCTTTGCTTTGGTTTCTAATAAATCAATAGCTTGACCAATAGCTACATCACTCCCTGTTCTGTTACTTCCTCGTTTGCGTTTTTGACTATTTTTATCGTAGATAACTGTACCATTTTCGGCAACCACTGGATTTCCTTCTGTGTCTAATTTTGCCTTGGCTTTAGCTTTTCGGTAGACGTTGGCGGGTTTGTAATCCTCAACAAAAATCACGTCAAACCAATTGATTAAATTGGTAGAATGCCAGTGATTGAATGATCGGCGGTGACGGGCGATTTTCTCATGAAGTTTAGCAATTTTATTATTGAGTTTCTCCCAATTCTTAGTTTTCCCCTCGTTCATTCGATACTTGCGAGATAATTGTTGCTGCATTTTCCTTAGACGTTTTAGCGATCGCTTTAAAGGTTGTGCAGCCTCAATAGTATGACCATTATCCAATGCCATAACAAACTGATGTCCGGGGTCAATTCCACAACATAACCCTGTCTTCTTGGCTTGTTTGACAGGGACGGACGCAGTTAATTGTATATACCACCCCGACGCTTTTTTGCAAATTTTCATCGGGTTAAAATCGCAACCATACCACCGTTTATCAAATCCAATTACCTCGATATAACCCAATTTTGGAATATTGATCTTACTGTCCTTAACGCCTAGATCCTTAGCGTTGTAATGGATTAAAGTCATTACCTTATCTTTAGCTGTTTTGAAACGTGGACGACTGTGGCGACCCGCTAAAAATCCCTCCCAAGCCTTTGATAGTTCATGCGCTACACCTTGAATAAATTTTGCCGGGCAATCGGTGAAATTAACTTTTCGCTCCTCACCTCTAACTAAATAAGTCACAATCCGATCCTTGTGGTGCTGATGTCCAAATACCTTTAGAAACCCGTATAGTACCGACTTTTTAGAATCCAGTGAGTCAATAATAGGACTATTTTCATCAATGGCGACAGGATGGATTAACCCCCTTTTCTTCTCGACTCGCTCAATCCCCATCTTCCAATCTGGGATCTCAATTCGTACCCATTGCTTGAGCTTGCGGTCGTATCGTTGCAAGGGAGTTGCAGGGACGTTAGACTTTGACAGTTTATCGTAAGGGTTCCACTCGTTAAATTCCTCTATCAGTCCTAATGAGCGATTCCAAACCCACTTACAAACTAGCATCCAATCTTCTAGGGTTCGCTCTTGTTCTGAAGATAGAATGAGTTTAAACTCCTTTGTTCGCACATTTTCGCTAAAATTAGACATACCTATTTAAAAAATTGAAACGTATGTATTGACATTTCCATTATATACAACTATAGTGGAATCACCGACGTTTAGATCGGCAAGCCAAAAGCTGCCCTTGGAGCCGAAAGGATTAACGATTAGGCGATGAAGAGGGAATATTCTCTAACCAGATATGGTTAGCAATTTAAAAATAGGTAATTAACTTAAAGGGGCTTCGGCCCCTTTTTAGTAGACTCCATCTATTTTTGAAACCGAAATAGACTACACTAAAGGGACGTTCAACTTATAGGAATACCCCCGCGACACTCGAAATGTCCGGGGGATGAGTCAACCTGTATAAGAGTCAACCTTGATAATCTCAATCTCAACACAAAGGGCTTTCAATCTCTCAAAAGCCACCACCGGATCGGCTTCAAAATCAACTGGACTAGATCCGGTCATCGGAGCGTCGGACACCGCCCCTAATGGCTCAAAGGCACGGGATTTGTTATTCCAAAAAAACACTCTGTTAATATGTCGCTCTATTGCTTCCGGTGTTTCGAGAAAACAGTAGATTAGTCCTGCAACAATAGTCTGTCTGACATCGGTTCTGAATCGCCTTTTATCGAGTTTAATTGTCCATAATTCAGATAGAAGTTCCTCGTCGGTTTCTACATCATACCAGAGACACTCACAAGAGAATGTGTGGAGGTCGTTGGCATGAATTTTTTGGGCGGGTTGAAATCCTTTTTTAGTTGTTTTCATAATTAATAGTTAATTGATTTTAAGATTGCCAGACCTAGCTCTTTGGCCAACAACGGGGGGACGGCATTCCCGATGATTTGTTGGGCTAAAGATTTGGATTCTGGGAATTTGTAATCATCGGGAAAAGTTTGCAGCCGTGCCGTCGCTTTTTGACTAATCCGTTTGATTTGACTTCCCTGTACGATGTCCGCCCAATGGGTCGAAACACCCGCCATAGCTCGAATTGTTGGACAAGGCTTGTTTTGTGGAGTCGGTAAAATGTTCTTAATACAGGCTCCCGCACGGGGGATTAATAGGATGGGAGAATGGGAATTACAGTGACCCCCTACGATAGTAAAACTTGGATCGTTTGACTCCCGAACTGTAGCCTGTCTAATGAGTTGTTTACCAATATCAATCAAGGCTTTTTCTGGCAAATATCCCAATTCATTCAATCGCTTAATCTGCCAGTCCGCAAGCTCACAATCCTGCATTTCTGGGATTAAATCACTAATGGCTTGATACCATCCCTTTTTAGGTTTTGATTCAGGAAAATAAGGGAGGGGTTCTGAATTTTTAACTGCCCACATAATCAACCGTTTCCGGTTTTGCGGAACCCCGTGATCCGCCGCGTCTAAAATTAACCAATGATAGCGATATCCACAATCAATTAGCGATCGCAATATCGCCTCAAAAGTTGGTGATTTTGCATATCCTGGGACGTTTTCGAGAACCACCCATCGAGGGGATAATATGGCAATATAATCACAGCAATAAAGCCCCGCATCTTTATCTTTATGGTCAGGAATATCACCCCGCCGTGCATTGCTGTATTGTTGGCAGGGGGGACTCATCCAAAGTAGATCAACCCGCTCCATGAGATGAGTGCGAATTTCACCAACACAAGAGTTGAATACTTTGGTATTGGGGAAATTTAATCGTGCTACTTCTGCAATTTTAGGATCTCGTTCGATCCCCCAAATGGACTCAAAACCCGCGGCTTCTAACCCCAAATCTGCACCGCCTCCGCCCATGAATAATGTTGCGAATGTTGGCATTAGAAACCCTCCTCAACAACTGTTAAGCCACACCCGGGGAGTAGTAAATTAGGATCGTTTGATGAACTCAACATCACCATTCCAGAGGGTAAGCATTCTTTTACAGTGAGGATTACATTGCCAAAATTCTTGTCTGTAGTTTTGACATGATCGCCTTTCTGGAAAGCGTAATTTCCGAGGGGGATTTGTTCCCCTTTGACCATCTGAATAAATAGTTTTATCTTGTCCGAGTCTAAGGATTCTGCCAATCCTTTCGCCCACTGAATTTTGATTTTATTCCCCCGGCACATAATCACCCGTCCGATGTAACGGCTATCCTTTTTTAATTGCACAATATCAGTTTTTTTGAATGGGGATGAGTCGGAAATCTCCTCAAAGTCTAGGGTTTCTGATCTGTGCCAACTTCCCTCTTTACAGTTAGTTACTTGACAGGTTTGTTTTAATACATTGAAACTTTCAACTCGCCATGCTGTACCTCTTATTAGATAAGATGGGCGGTGTTTATGTGGGTCAATCTCTACCCACTCACCAACTTTTAAAACTCTTTCAAATATCTTGGTTGTTACGGTCATGTCAATCTCCTTTGTTGGGTTTAATGGAATTAATCAATCAAGGGCGCGGTCAAGATTAAGCGGTTAATGAACGGGCGGATTCTGGTCTACCATCACGTTTTTTCATCTCCCTGTCTTCATTTAATAAAGCAATAAACCAACGAACCCCATCGTCTGAGATTCCGTTTAAACAATCAGGATGCGAGAGGATGTATTCCACTAAATGATCATTCCGAATGTAAAACTGTCTTGTGCCTTCAGAGTGATGTTTTAGCCCGTTATTTATCCATCCACGAATCCTTTCTCTTGAAAATCCTAGTCCTATAAAAACTGCCGTGGCTCCATACCAACCACTGTTAGGTCTTAGGCTTTGTCCGAGATTTAATAACTTATTTTGAACGGATAATATTGTTCGCTCTTGATAGCCTTTTTTAACGGCTAGTTGATTATATCGAATAACTAATTGGGTGAACGGTAAAGTTTCTGCTAGTGCTATCAAGGTTTCAGTTTCCTCGTGTGTCCATATCCAACTTGATTCCTTTAGGTTGTTTCTAACCTTTGAATATTTGATATCAATAGATGCTTTTGTTCTCCCTAAAATTTCAGCAATCTGCGCATGAGTTTTTTTGCTGTCTTTTAAAAGTAGAAGTTGTTCTATCTCAGCTTCTGTCCATGTGTTCTTGTAATTTTCTAGCATTCTCAAACTCCTTGATAATTAGTGGGTTTCTATCTTGACCTCGCCATATTTTTAAACTGAGTAAACTGGGAATCAAATAATAACTTAACCGTTCCGGTGGGGCCGTTGCGATGTTTGGTTAAAATGATTTCAGCTACCCCGGCTTCTGAACTGTTGGGATTGTAGTAATCATCTCGGTAAATCATCATTATTAAATCCGCGTCCTGTTCCGTTGATCCCGATTCTCTCAAGTCGGACATCATTGGGCGTTTATTAGTGCGTTGCTCAACACTTCGATTTAACTGAGATAAGACAATAACAGGGACGTTTAAGTCCTTTGCCATTCCCTTTAATCCCCGTGTAATTCTTGACAATTCCTGCACCCGATTCTCGCTACCACCATCCATTAATTGCAGATAATCTATTAGGATTAAGCCCAATTTTCCATCGTTTTCGGCTTGCAGTTTTTGAGCTTTTTTCTTAATTTCATTGACAGTAGGGTTCGAGGTATCGTCAATAAAAATCGGCAATTCTGCTAACTTACTAATCGCCTCTGTTAACGGCTCCCACTCATCTTGCTGAATATTTCCCGACCGCAGCCGCGTGCTTTCGATTTTTGCTTCCCCTGCTAAAAGTCGTTGGACTAACTGACCTTTGGACATTTCTAAACTGAACACCGCAACGGGTAATCCTTTTTTAGCAATCTTAAAACCAAACTGGACTGCTAAGGCTGTTTTTCCCATTGACGGCCTACCAGCCACAATAATTAAATCTGAACGTTGAAAACCTCCTGTCATTGCATCTAAATCATAGAAACCGCAGGGAACACCGGGGGGAATTTTGCTTTCACTCCGATCTTCAATTTCCTGAAAGGTATCAATCAGGGTTTCACCAATTGAAACTAAATCCTCTGAGGATTTGCCCTGGGAAATATTGGCAATTTGTTCTTCTGATTTTTGAATTACAGTTTCTAATTCTTGACTGGTATCTTCTGCTAACTCAATAATCTTATAAGCGGAAGATACTAGATCGCGACGGGTTTTTTTGTCAAGAATTAGTTTGGCATATTGATCAATGTTGACTGCTGAAACCGTCCGATCTACGAGTTGAGTTAATCCTAATTGTCCTCCCACTTGTTCGAGTAATTTCTGATCTGCCAACCAAAATGTAACGGTCATCAAATCCGTGGGTTTTCCTTGGGAATGCAGGGTTAATACTGCTTTGTAAATCGTTTGATGCGATCGCAGGGAGAATGATTCAGGTTGCAACATTTCTGCAACTCGACCAATGGCTTCTGGGTCTAATAGAATCCCCCCTAAAACGGCTTGTTCTGCCTCGACATTTTTCATGATTACTGTTTCGCTCCGTTTAAGTTTTTACTCATTTTTGTGGCGATCAGGTTATTTAGAAATTCCTGATTTTTTACCCGTTGTTCCTCTGAAAGCTGCGGTTTTTTTCCATCGGGTTTGAATTCCCGTTGCTCAGGGGGAATGATTTGCACTGGGCGCTCAAATTCTCGCGGGGATTTTCGGTAGGCTTGCCAGTGGATCTTGAAATCGTTGCTCAGGTATTGCAGTTGGGTACTTTCAATCGATCCGAGGTGAGATATCCCACCGAGTTTGAAAATTGCGTACTGGGTAGCATCATCCAAATTATTTAACGGGAGGCGGTTAGCGAGCGATTCTAGGCATCTCGACCAACAATTAGATACCAATTCACGGTCGGACTCTTTAACGAGGTTTACAAGCTCTTTACCCGTGGGGCATTGTCTAAGATTGAAAATCGCCTCCATAATTGCCATCTCAAATTCTTCTGCCGATAACTCTTGACTGAGTTTGTCAAACCAAATCTCATACTTGAGTTGTGTAAAAATCGCGTCGGGAAAGTTTTCTTTCAGGTTTTCAATTCCCTGATCAAAGATTTCATCGTTAAGCTCGGTCATGGTTAAGCTCCTAATTTTTGTTCGCGTTTGGCTCTAAGGATGGCGAGGCGTTCATCCTTAGAAAGCTCGTCAATGTTTCGGGTCTGAGTTGATTTGCCACCGCTAAACTTGGCTTTTGCTTTGAGCCAACTTTCGGCATCGGCAAGAATTTTTAGCGGTTCGGATTTCCACTTCTGAGCTAGGGAAGATTTGGCGTGGTTAGAGTTGCAATCCTTCCCTCTGTAATGGGTGCATTTGCTTAACAGCACCCGGTAATATTCCAAAAATTCAGGGTCGGGGGAACGTTCGCCGCGCATGGCTCCGGTTTTGATAATTGCGTTCCAGGTGTTCATGTTGTCTGCGGTTGTGTCCGTTGGCAAAAAACGAGAATCGAACTCGACGGCGGCGGGATGTTTGATCTCAGGAGTAGGAAGATGGTTTTTAACAGGTGGGTCTTGTTCTGGGCTTTGGTGAGGAGTCAAGTCCTCTGTACCCTCTTGTCCGTGGTCTTCGTTTGAAACTAAAACGGTTTCGTTTGGAATCCCCCCCCACTCCGATTCCCCTTGGGGGGTAGGGGGGATCTTTTCTTGAGAATCCTTAATAACTTTGAAATCCTTATATTGAAGATCACTTATAGGTAGCGTGGGGCTACTAGGTGGTAGCGTGGGGCTACTAGGGGGTGGTAGCGTGGGGCTACTAGGTGGTAGCGTGGGGCTACTAGGTATCTTCCATTCCGAGTCATCTGTTAGGTAGTAATTATTGGAATGAAATCCCGTCGCTGTCTGGTTTTTCTCGACTTCGATTAAGTTGAGTGTGATCAATTCTTTGACCGCCTTAATTGCCTTTATCCGTGCGCTATCTTCTTTTAATTCAGGGAAGCAGTGAGTCCCCATTGAACGATAAGACGGCCATGCTTTTTCATTTTTTCCAACCCGCCGAACGATGTGGAAGTAGATCCGAAAAGCATCGGATGACATTCGGATATCATCAACAGCAACCGACAACCAAACAGCAGGGGATTTTCTTCTGTCAGAAATAGTGTCTTTTATCTGTGTCACGCGGCACCTTCCATTTCCCACTCACCAGGGCGTGACACTCTGTAGCTTCCACTTTCATCGGATTGAATTAATCCCAGTCGAATAAGCTCTCGCAAAGCCAATCTTGCATGGGTTTTTCCTGCTGCATACTTTTTGTTAAAACACCGGGCGGCAATGCGATCAATTGATGGAAATTCTTGATATTCAGCCACACTGCGAGCAATCGCAACATATACCCGAAACGCTTCAGGGGATATGGGCATATCGTCAATTTGAATAGGTATCTCAATCATGAGTGTTTCTTTTCCTTGTTAGTTAGTCTTTAATCTCTGCGTCCACTACCACGATTAACGTCTTCGGTAGAGGTATTTGTACCTGTTTCTTCTGCTAGTACCTGAGTGGGGACTTTCACACTTCCACGATTTATAAACTCAAGCAAACAGGTAGAAGAAAGCACAATAATTAATCCGACACCGACTAATATTTGAAAATTCATAGGTTACGAGGGTTTTTTACCCTTGATGGGTTTAAGACTCTTGACTTTTTGCTTTTTGTAGTTAGGCTGAAGTCAATTTTTTTAAGAAAACCAAGGGGAAGACTTGAAACTTCGCCCCGGCTTTTAGACAAGTAAATTGGTGGTATCTACAATCAGACCGTTTTCGTTTCTATAGGCAATTTCTCCCGTTTCAATAAATTGTTGGTTTCAACCCTAAAATTTCAACAAAGCTAAATCCGGTTCTGGAAACCCCTTTTGTTCTCGCAGTCCATCAGGGGGTAGCTTCGTTGTTTCTAGGGAGCTAGGGATTTGGTCAGATGGTCTTGCCAAATTCCTTGACTATTGCTATGATAAACGAAGAATCTTATAATGTCAATATAAGAAAAGATAAAAAAAGCAACGGTGACACGGATGGAGAAATTATGGTTCCTTATAGTCGGGTCTTGATGATTTCCTGGGATAAGAAGGCTGGCGCAGCACTAAGAAAGATTAGAGATGCTACAAAATTATCGCGTCGGCAGTTGGCTGAATTAACCAATGGAACAGTCTCGGAGCCAACGATCATTAAATTAGAGCTTGGAGAAGTTGAGGCTGTGAGTAGAGAAAAGCTGGATGCTTTGCTGTGGAGTCTTGGCAGTGACATTAGTTCAGTCTTCCCTACGGTACTTGTAAAAAACTTTTGAAAATCGCTTGACAATCTTATAATGGTATTATAAGATTGTAGATACAAAGCCAAAAGCGGTCAGCACCCGACTTGATATCAGTGCCAACCGCCTTACGGGATAAAACCCAATTAAAACCATGACACCCAAATCTAACATTTACGACCTAGACATCGTTGCTCAAGTCCTGAGTTGGGACAATTTCACCTATGGAACCGAAGCAGCCTACAAACCAGAAGACATCAAAGCCATTAGTAATGTCGTTGAAGGGATTATTTGGTATCGGGTCGGAGTTGGGGCTGTTCCTATCTCAGTCGATCAGTTTTCCTACTACTGGGAACAGATCCAAGCAAAAAGCCAGCCCGAAGAAAAAGTTGAAGTTGTCAAGTTAGCCAAAGAAACAGGGACGGCTATCTGGGAACGGGGCTGCAAAATGGGCTATGTAGTCCAATACCGCAAACAGTTTTATGCGGTTAGCGAGATGTTAGTTCACGGAAAAGGGTATCAATATTCCCAATCCCGACACAGCAGTTTTCAGTTAGCTGTTGACTGCTTAATTGAACAATCTTGGGCTGAGGAGGTGGCGTAATGGATGTTAAGCAGTTGGCTGAAAGATTCGTCGAATTAATAGAAGAACGCGACTTCATTGTCGAGTTCAACGAAACCTATAACGACCGATGTATTGAGATTGATGATCGGGAAATTCCTGCAATCATCAAACAGGCTTCAGAAAATTCAATTCCAATGGATGAATTTAATTCATTAATTCATTCAATCTTCCAAAGTCGAGGTAACAGTCCATCAAACTAATCGCTTTTCCCTTACGCTTCATAGTGCGATTGTGAAGCGTTGGGGCGGTGCGATTAAGCCCGAATAAACCTAACAGAAATCCAATGAAAACCACAACAAAAACCACTGAAACCGAAGTTATGCAAACTGAAATTGCCGAAATTAAACCAGTTGAAGTTAAGTCCGTCATCCAAGATGAGTTTGCATCCGAGGAGTACATTGATCCAAACGTCAAACTCCCTCGTATCCAAGCACTTCGAGGCGAAGATCCTACTCAATGCGGATATTTTGTACCTCTTAGTCAGGCTGCAAAAGCTGGGTGGCTAAGCTGGGAAGAAGATCAACTAATCGACTATGTTTTCAATAGTGGAGAAACAGATCGAGGTTTGTTGTTTACGTCTATGCGAATGCTGGTATGCCCTCGGACTCCCTGCTTGGCTTTGGATGAGAAAGAATCAAAGAAACAAGAACAAAATGTTTTTATCGGCTATTACAAGCGGTCGCTCTACAAAGACGATCCGAACGTTAAAAACTTTCAGGCTTTTGATGTGATCCTTTTAGACAAAAACAATAAGCCCATCCATCAAATTCCCTTGAGTTTAAAACTCAAAGGTGGCGCACAAGGTAGTTTTGCGGGTGAGTGGGATAATTTTATTGAAGACATGACAAACTGTCACCGCATCGTTAATAACATGAAGCCACACACAAAGAAACAACCTTTTAAATCTTTATGTGTCTTCGTTTTTAACGTCAAGCGCGAGATGGTAGGGGATAAAATCAAATCCCCGGCGTGTAAAGTTGTTGGGTACGAAAAACCAACTCTTGAGAATTGGAAGGATTACTTTGTCGGCTTTGATGCTGACACTAAAGATTTTACTTTCACAAACCTACCAGATCGCCCGTTAATCGCACCCCAAGAAAATCAATTAGCTCTCGCCGGATCACCTGATCATGATAGCGATATTGTGTTCTAAATCATTCAACTCTACCAAATCTAAATTAACTCCGGGGGTGAAATTCCCCCAATTCAAAACTCTACAACACAGAAATTATGAACGCATCAGAAGTCCGAATAATAGCTTCAAATTATGACAAGGATTACTGCGCGATGCCAGAAGGTGTCGAACTTTGGGGAACAAGAGAGGGGGATTGGTGGTTAACAGGTATCAAGTGGTTTCTATTAAAGGGAAACACCATTCTTTCTAGTCAGTACCAGCCGCCCTGCGAGAGTGAGAAAGAGGCAAAACGCCTCCGAACCAAATGGATTAATGAGTTAATGAGAGCAGGAGAAGGGCTATGAACACATTAGTTTTAGCCATTAAAAGAAAATGGTTTGACATGATTGCATCGGGGGTCAAAAAAGAGGAATACAGAAAAATCGATCCTTATTATGATGTCCGATTTGACAAACCCATCACCCATATTGAGTTTAGAAACGGCTATGGCTTAAAAGTTCCATCATTCACTATTGAATTAATAGGAATTACCAAGGGCATCCCCAAACCTGAATGGAGTGATGGAGAGGAAACTATAGGACAGGAAACAGAGGTTTTTATTCTTGCCTTGGGGGAGATTGTTGAGGTTAATCCGTCTTCAGGGGAATTGGCGATCGCATAACTTCAAATCAACAGAAAGGAGGTGATGTTTAGACAAAAATCATTTAATCGTTTGTGTTTGTGTAAGTAAGACGAGTGGCGGGGTAGGAAAGACCCTTGAACTACCCCTTTTTTTAACAAATTAACAGGAGGACAATGAGCGAATTTAAAGGCTTTGTAGTCAAGAATAGTTTAGGTCAAGTTGTATTTTCAAGTTCAAGACACAGCGAAGCTAGAAAGGAATGTGAAAGGTTAAACCTTCTAGGTAGTGACAAGTTTTTTATTGAAGAAAACTGGAAAGGAACCCCGACATCGGTTATTACAAGGACAAGGAGAACATGAGAAAAACAATTACAACACAGACAATTTATGGACTAGGAAAAGCTCAAGCCACAGCTAGAAAATGGTTGGCAGTTAACCGACTTGATGATGATTATTGGGGGATAACTTATATTCCGTTTGGGGTACGTTTTCCTGGTTGGTTTGCTACAAAAAGAGATGCGATCGCAGCGTCAAAAATAGCAAGGAGAATATTCCCTTATCCATTCAAAAATAACGAACACCTGATGCCAACAGAGGCGCAGTGGTTTGAGGTTTTAAAAGACAATGCAATTCCATTTATTAGATAGGAGAATCTCATGTTACAAGTTGAACCCGAGTCTGAATCAATTGATAACGTTATTCAGTTTGCAGACAAGTCCCCTGTTGAAAAGAATCAGGGAACAATGATGAACAAACAGGGAAAACTACACTTAGACATCTATAACTTGCAGTGTGACTTGATATCAGGGGGGATCAATAAATTTACTTACATCCTCTATATGATCCGACTTCTTTATGGGACTGAGAAGGATATAAAAATCACCCTAGAGAATTTAATTGAAGTCCTGAATTGTGACGGGGTAACTCCACTGGGAGCAGAGAAAAAGATTCAATTTGAAATAGCAGACGTTCAGGTTGAGTTAGCAAAGATGAGTAAAAAGGGTTTGCTGACAAGCTACGAGGTTCCCATTCAATTAAATATTACAAGCCTATGACTGCCACTACTCAGACCCTAGAGGATTAAAACAATGAAATTATTTGATCGGATGCGCGACGAAACCCGTGGCGGAATCTATGACGGAATCCATGACTGCACAGTTAACTTTAAAATATGGTGGAATCTTGTCTACCGCAAAAGTCGCTACGACTACCAGATCATTGCTTTTTGGTATTGGTTGAATTATCGTTCAGAAGGTAGTTGAAATGAAAAAATCAGTATCGTGGCGTGATCATGCGATTAATCGAATATCAAACTCCCTCCTTGAATATGAAGCACAATGCGCTTGTTTGGGCGAACAAACCAACTCTAAGGATGCCCGGAAGTATTGCAACGACCGCTACCCCTTCGGAATCAGGGAACATTCACCCTACAAGATATGGCTTGAGGAACTGCGGTTAATTGAAAAGTTTATCGCGCTAGGCAAGCCATTTAAAACCTATCCTCACTGGCGAAATTGTGTGAACTCTAGGGGGGAGTCGTGGAACAATCCCAAAAGTAAAACGGTAGTCAGTGAAGGTCAATTAAGTTTGTTTTAGTCCCGGTAACTCCAAAGAAGCTCACTCTACCTAGTGGGCTTTTCTTGATCATCTGAATCATTGACAATCTTTTTAATAAATTCCTCAATAGTTAATCCTTCATCCTCAGACCGAGACTTTAACATCGCCACAATTTGTTGGTCGTTTGCTTCTATTCGAGCCTGTAATACGTTACCCGCCAAGGTTGTGGGTGCTACACCCTTGAGTGCTGCCCATTCCCTTAATCGCTTATTATGCCACGCAGGGATCTTAATCGTAATTCTATATCTTTTGTCCATTGTTTTTTTATGTCGTTTAGCATATAATCAGCATAACATTAACACAAATACTGAAAGGGGCTGACCGGATATCAGCCGATCAGCCCCACCCCAACCCATTCTTTAACCCAGTTGAGGCTATTACAATGTTTGCACAAAAAGAACTATCTGTAGATGAATTTCGTTTACTTACCGGAAAATCCATCAACCAAATTTCATTGTTAACAGGAGCCGACCCTGACACGGTAAAAAATCACCGTCGCAAAGGCTACGACCCTAAACCCCAATACGTTCAATTTCGTCGCCACTTAGGTTTGTTAGCACAATCAGAGGGAAAAATATAATGGACAATTATTCACACTCTCAAGAAGTCCATTACCTAAAAGGGGAAATAAAATTAGGGCAAAAGGTTAATGGTCAATACTGTATTACAACGATTAATCAAGATAATACCTTTGTGGACTTATGGGTTGACCGAGATGTATTGAAACGATTTTGCAAACACACGCTTTATGTTATGGAATGGCAGGAAAAGAATAATCAGTAGTGGCAAATTCCACCCCAGATGTATTTTCCCCTATGCCCACCCTTAGAGGTGGGTTTACTATTGGTACATCAGGTTAAATCAAGCCTGAGTAAACCCAGAACGGAGGACTATAGGAAGCCATGAATGGGCGACTTTAGATCGAGGCAAGGGGGAATTAGGAAAACAATAGATCTTAGAGACGAAAACGCTTTAGAACCATTTTCCTCAAAAGAGATTCAGTTGATTTTCAAGGTTTCCCACCAGACAATCGCAGACAGAAAAGGGGTTTTGGGGATAACAAGAAAACCTGTTGATTGGGCGGAATTAAACATCTTGTACCTATTGCATATTTTTGTTAGTTCCAAATACCCACACCATACCTACTATCAGTTCCAAAGCCTCTATCACCACTGTTTAAACAACGGTTTATCTATCGAGATAGAAGTTTTCCAGAAGATGTTAATGCTAAACACAACACAACTATTTAAGGAGTTTAAAGTCGATGTCCTATCAAGAATCTCAAGCTACCGACAACACAACGGAACAGGAACTTACCGAGTTATATCAGAACTCACGGAAACCCCAAACCCAGACGGAGCAACCGAAACAGCCTAAATCAGCTATCACCAAAGGGAGTACAACAGATCAACTCAATGATGCAGTTGTTAAGACCCAAAAGAAAGCTAAAGATAACGCGATCGTTAACACTAAAGCCGTTATTGTTGCGGGTCAAAACTCCGGGCGGGAAGATGCTAAACTATTTAAAAAAGCAAAACAATTGGCTTTCTTAAATGAAATTGCAGACGATGAAATCGAGTCTGCTAAGGCTTTATTGGTTGGGATTCCTGAGTATAAGAATGCAATTGATCAAGCGTCCGGGTGTGAGTTGGAAAACCTCTTAGACTTTGATCAAGAAATCTCAATTGAGGCTTTAGAACAGCAACTTAACGAAGCTGTGGGAAAGTCCAAAAAATCCCAGTTAGTTGTCAGAAGTTTTTTCGGAGAATAAACGAACTAGAAACACGGGTTGAGAGAATAGAAGTTATCCTAAAAATCCCTCAACCCAAGGAAATCAGTCAACAATTAGAATTATTAATGGGAGGGTTTTAAGTGGGAATCGTTATCGACTTGGTTAATCTATTTGGAGTTTACTGCTCACATAACGTCATGCCCTTTTTAATGGGAGGTTGTTTCTAATGAATACTATTTATTATTTAACAGCATTCTTTATTGGGTTTTTAATATTTAGCAATCAAGTAGTCTTTAGTCGAATCAGGGAACAATCCCAAAACTATCAATATGAAAATCCCAGAACCCGTTAAGGCGATCATGGTTGGAACTGTGATTGGTGGTCTTAGTTCAGTCCTGTTATCCCTAACATTAGAACCGGAAATATCAGAGGTTAGAATGGGTCAATACGGGGGTTTTATCGGATTAATAGCTAGTTCCACAACTGCTGCACTCTTGGCTATCACAACCCGCAATAACACCCAATCAAACAAGGAAACAAGCCCCAACAGATCAGACCCAAAACCAGACTTTAACCTTGTGTTGGGTGAACTGATCCAAAGGGCAACCGAGAATCACCTGAATTGCCTTCAGCCTGGGAGTCCTGAATACTTTGAAGCCCTTGAACTCTATGGAAAGGTACTTTCGCCCGAAAACACCACTCCAAACACCAACGCCCAGAAAATCAAAACCTCACACCATGCACAGGGAGATTGATATAGATGTTAGACAGTTTACAGCCTAGTGATGACTTACCAGCTTTTAGTGGGGATTCAGAAGCCACTCAGAGGGAACCTAGAAAGCCTAATAAAACACGAAAACGAGTAGCGGTTTTACTAACAGTTATTGCAATTTGTAGCTTTATTACCTTAGTCGGGAATAAATCAGGAATTATCAAGAAGTTTGCTCCTAACGTTCCCGTAGCTGAAACTGCCGAAGTTCAGCAAATGACGGTAGAACCAACAGGGGAAACCTCGACCGAAGCTAATGATAATTCTGGAGAATTTCAACCATCCCCTGACTTAGAAATGGCACGAAATGAGCTATTAGATAAGTCATTAAACGAGGTAGGTTTTCAAGTTAACAATCTGAGTGAAGCGGTAGCAGAAACATTCCTGTTGCAAGCTCGTTCTGAGATTGAAAAGAAACCCATTTCTATTGAGTTATTTCTGATTAAGAAAATCAACTTTCTGGCTAACAAACTTGATAAAGCTACGCTAGAGGGAGAATTTAACGGTTCACCTAAAGAACGGAAGCAAGCGGCTGATTTGTTGTTTGAGGTTTGGGGAAATCTTTTGGCACTAAAACGCCATTGGGAAACTACATCGGCAGATCAAATTCAATTAAAGTTTACCTCTGTTAATGTCTCGGTTTTGGCGAGTGATGTCCGTCGGTTCTCTGAGGTTGCCATGACACTTAGAGCTTTAACCTACGAGCAGCAGAAGCGGACTGAGGCCCTTCAAAAGCAATTAGAACTTGAGGCTAAACAATTGGCAGAAAAGGAGGCTAAAGATGCCAAAACCAAATAACTTCACTAAGGAGAATTGGGGGGTTGCCGTTGCAGCAAGTTTAGGATTTTCAGCCATTGGTTTATTCAGCGCTGCGACTGTTCAGATTGAGGATTTAAAAGGTATCTCACCCCACCAATCTCAGAAAGGAGAATGGGGTAGCGTTTTGGTAATTGAGCGTAAACCGGTTAACAATTCAATCCTTCTATATTTAGCGGGCGTGGGATGCCTTGGTGCTTTAGCGGGGTTGATACTAGGGGATGAGTCTATGGTCAAACTTGAGGATCTACCCCGCACCGTCCCCGATACCTTGGCTAAATCAGTTAGTTGGACAGTTTGGGGAGTTGGTCAGGCTTTGGATAGTCTAGGGGACTTTGGAGAAAAAGGTTATGCCAAATCTTCACAACTCTTAATCAAAGCTATCCCACCGGAAATCAAGTCTAAGTTTCAATCAATCAAAGATGATTCGGGTTGGGTATCTGAATTTCTATCGTTGCCACATCAAAGGCTAACGGGTGGCACGGGGTCGGGAAAATCTAAACTCCTGGGATTGATAATCAGTCAATGGCTTGAGAATAACCCCGATGGTCAACTGTTTATTGCTGACCCGAACTATGGAAAGCCCGATAATGACGGTTATCTTAATAATTGGTTTGGGTTGGACACCGAATGGATCAAGCAACCCGATGACGAGATTGATAGCCTAATTGATCACGTTCACGCCCAATTAGATAAACGGATTAAGGCTTGTGTTGACGGAGCCAGAAACGGCTTTACCAAGTTATCAGAAATTCAAGTTGACCTGACTCCGATTTGCCTAATCTGCGAAGAATTTGACAGTATCGTGGAACGATACAAGTCAGACAAAACCAATTCCCGGCTCGATAAGCTAATTGAGATCATTAAGCAGGGTAGAGGCTACAAGATTAAGTTAATCCCCGTGGGTCAATCCGCGTCCGTCGGTGAGGGTGGTTTTACTTTGGCAACACTGGAAAATTTAGCTCAATTAATAATCTGCTACCCATCAATCCCTGAATCGCAGTTACGGTATTTAGCCGGGGAGAAAACGGGGTTAATAGAGATAGCTGAAAGGTTGCTCAAGGAAGGGAAAAGACCCGCTATCTGCACAATCAAAGGGCAATCAAGAGTAGTTTCAATTCCTGACCTATCAGGATTTAACGTTACCTTTGCCAGTGCCAAATCAACCGACCCTGATAGTGATTGGTGGGAGCAGGTTAATACTGCCCTGTTTAAATCTTCCCTTGAACTTCGGGCTTTTAAATATTCCCACGGTTTGATTCCATCACCCCTAAAACAAATTTGTAGCGAGTTAGGAATAGAGCCGCGTTCTACTAACAAGCGTTACATTAACTACCTAAAACCCGCATGGGAGTCTCAATTATCTCAGTCCTCTCAGTCCAAAGTCTTAATTAATAAATAGGAGCCTTTACTTATGAAACCCTCAAGAATTGTTTTCGTTTCTGCGCTAACTTTACTTGTCTTTTTTGGAGTCAGAGGGATGACAGTTGAAACCGCTATCAAGACATTATTCGAGAAAAGTGTAGGGACTTTAACCTATTGGTTCGGCGGGTCTATAAATGCTACCAATAACCGCCAATTACCTCAAGGTCAAGGGGATGATTCTGAAGCAACAATCACCCCGATTGAAAACTTGGAGGAGGTTGAATAATGCGCTTAATTTATTTGTTAGGCTCATCTCTGGGATGGGCTTTTCTAATCTATTTTATGTGGAATCAGTCAATACCTTGGTGGTTTAAAAAGGGTATTTCTGAATCAGTAAAAGCTACTTCAGAAATAACTAAAACTATCCCTAAAGAAGATTGGGCAAAACCTAAAGAAGAACCCAAAACCGATGATAAAAAATCTTCCGATTCCACTAAGCCCGAAAAGAAAGAGACAGCTAAAAACCTATTTAGTGGCGAGTTTAAATTAGGTGGCTTGCGATCGCGCTACAACCTTGACGTTCCCCAAAACGATAAATCAGAACAAATAGGCAAGCAAGATATGGGGGGAAAATAAGGCAATGTTGAACCGGAAATTGGAGGAGAGGATAAGGGATTGTGAGGAACAGTTGGATGATGCTTTTTTCTGGATTTTCATTACTTGTCTGTTGTTGGGCTTTGGGATTCTTAAATTCAACCAATCCTCTCCCCAAGTTTCTAGTCCCCAATCAACAGAATTTAGTCAAACCTCAACAGTCACGTTAGGTAAAGATCCCCCTAAGTTTATCTATCCCCATTCAACCCCATACCCAATATCTTCTGGGTTTGGTATGCGCGAGCATCCCGTAACAAGGGACTGGAAACAACACAATGGGATTGATTTTGCAGCGCCAGGGGGTGCAAACATCTTAGCCGTTGCCGATGGTCAGGTGTCTTTTGCGGGTGACATGGGGGGATGTGGTAATGCAGTTGAGATTGAGCATTCCGGTGGCTACCTGTCCAAATACTGCCACGCCTCGAAAGTTTTAGCTCAAAAGGGTCAATCAGTCAAAGCCGGTACACCTATTGCATTGGTTGGTACTACGGGAACATCAACCGGAAATCACCTACACTTAGGAATAAAACTCAACGGGAAATATATTGACCCTAAAAAAGTAATCCCAATAATGGAGCCGAAAAATGATTTTCAATAACTTAATGATGATAGGAGTAGTCGGATTTGCGGGTTTCAATTTACTACAATCTCCCGCCATTCAATCAGTAACGGGTGTTAATCCATCGGGTAATGTTTCCGGTGATATTTCCAAAGCACAAGCCCCTGAAGACATCAAGAAAGCTGTTAGTCAAGCTGGTATAAATGACGAGGGTTTTGCATGGGCGATCGCACATATTCTAAAAGTAGAAGGAGGTTGGTCGGATCACCCTGCCGATGGCGGTGGGAAAACTAAATACGGTATTACCAATGCTGTGGCAAAAAGGCACGGGATAGAGGTTACACAGATTACCCTACCGCAAGCTATCAAAATCTATCATACTGATTACTGGGTAGCTTCCGGTGCTGATAAAGCTCAAAAACCTTTAAATCTAGCCATTATGAATTCGTATGTCAATAGTGGCAAAAAGTGGGATATTTCCGGTTCAACACCATCAGAACAAGCTAAAAACTACATCCAGAAACAGGATGATTATTATACTTCAATTTACACTGGGAACCCATCTCAGAAGGTATTTGCTAATGGTTGGCATCGTAGAAGTAAATACATGATTGAGGCTGTTAATGGCGGTAATCCGAGTTGGTAATTTTGAATTGTATTAGGAGAGAATATGGCAAAAGCAAAATCACCCTATCCACAAATAGCAGAATTAGTGGTTAAGGAAGCCAAGAAACGCGGCGGGAATCAATTATTAACCGATGTCAATTGGGTAACTAAGACCTTGTTCAAATATCAGAATGGTGTGACTCCTCTGACTGATACAGACTCGGATTGTGTCAGGATTGGAGAGGAGTTAAGACCCCGTTATAAGTGGCAGATCACCAGAGATCATGTAGCTTTTGCTAATCAGAATAGTATTAAGAAGGGATGGAAATGACAACCAAGGAACAGTTAGAATATATTTGGTTAGTTGATAGCAACGTCCTAAACGAGCAATTATTTACAGCATTGACCGGACATATTATTTAGACCGCATTCGTTATCGGGTTTACCGCAAGCAACAACATTTCCCTTCTCGCTGCCATTACGACCCCAGTGATAAAAATAATTTAATTCTGCATTATGTAACAAGCGATCGCGTTTTAATTAACGGTGTTTGGCGTTGGGTAGAACCTTCTGGAATGCCCGACCACTTCCATCACTGTGATGCTTTTGCTAATGCTGCGGTTCATGTTTCTTTCTATGAGCCAGGTCGGAGTAGGTATGCGATCGCTAATTTAGAGGATTAGAATAATAGCTATTTTTGTTGACTTTGAGTTGTTAGTATACTAAAATAGTACAGTACAAGTTGAGAGTTCGATAATGATAAAATTACATTTCGGAGAAATATCAAAAGAAACTGACCGTATTGCGGTCAGAGCAGAAAAAAAAAACGATTGGTTACGTCAGTAAACTGACATCAATAGAAGATATCCAAAAAGTCTTCAGTACCAACTTATCTAAATTGGTACTGGATGGTTGGAACTTGATTAAGTTCCATGAAATTACAGAGAAACGACCACTTTCAAAAAGCGACTTAAAAGTCGCTTTAGAGAAAATAATCCTTGGTAATGAAGCGGTGGTTCAATTTTCCGGTAAAAGATGCGACGGTATTATAGAAATTACGTCGTCAAAAATAGGACAGAGGGTTGGGTTCAATAATTTTCATGGAATCCGATCTTCGGTAAGTTTTCGTCTAAGAGACTTGCTAGATGAAAATTTTAAAACCGAATTTCATAGTTAAATGTTTCAACCCCCAACACCTCGTTGATTAATTTCGACGGGGTGTTTTTTTGTGTGTGCGATCGCTAACCTAGAAGATTGACTTTGTGGGGTATTCTGGGGTATGTTATATGTACGGTACTATAAACGTTACCAGAAGGCACTTTTAGGAATTTGGTAGCCTTATTTGGGTCAACCTCAAAGCGTGATTCTTCCGTTACCCAGTTAGACTAACTAAAATAATGATCAATACTTTCATCGGAATTGACCCAGGAAAAACCGGAGGAGTTGCTATCATTTCTCCATCGGGAATCAAACTCATTGATTGTCCAGTTATTGAGACTGAAACTAAGGTTAAAAGCAAAAAGCCAAACCTCACGCTAATTGATCAACTTGCGGACAAGGGAACAGTCAAGTCCAAGGCCAAACCCAAAACTAAAATCACAACGAAGTCAAACCCTGCATTAATGGCATCGGAGTTAGCACAGGTAGTTACCTCAAACTCAATAATCGCCATAGAGAGCGTTCATTCAATGCCAGGACAGGGAGTTAGATCAACCTTTGATTTTGGGATGAATTTTGGCATTTGGTTGGGAGTGATCGCAGCGTTAAATATTCCTATGGAGTTGGTGACCCCTCAAGAATGGAAAAAGCACTATGGCTTGATAGGGAAAGACAAGGACGCATCAAGGATTATTGCGGTGCAGTTATTCCCCCAGATGGCTATGGAATTAAAGCTCAAGAAATACAACGGGCGGGCCGAGGCACTTCTCCTTGCTGAATATCTGCGGCGCAAAGCAGGAGGCTAGGATAAAGCAGGAGTATAGGGTTTCTAGTCTTTGCCAAATAAAAAGCACTTCTAAATTAATAGAGGTGCTTTTTAGATCGTCAATCCATGTTTACTTTTTTATTTTAGCTTTTTTCCATGCCGCATTAACTTTTATTAGCAACCCAGGGAATGTCCGAGTCCAAAGAATCCCAGACAAAGCAAATCCAATCATGGCAGCTTTTGTACAAGGGTCGCATCTAAAATCAAATCCCCCACTTCGACCATCTAAGGTTTGATAAACTATCACTTCATTGTCAGCACTTGCATCTTTTGTCATGCTTTTGAGCCACTTAACAAAAATATCAAGGTCGGATTCAAAAACCATCTGAGTAATCTTATCTTCCAATAATTCCAACGCTTCTTTCATAATCTATTTTTGATTAAATTACTACCATTTAGAAGTTTGACAAACAGTTCCCCACCCCTCAAAAATTTCCTCAAATCTTTGAGGTTGCAATCCAAAATAAAACAGAGTTTGGGAGAACCTGTTTTGGTCTTGTTTTTTTCCTTCCGCCGCCCGTTTGGGACTGTAGAATGTGAGTCGGGTTGAGGGTAGGCAGAAGCGATCGCACCGATTCAAAGCCTTTTTATACCAGGCTGTACTGTTGTCAGTATTGGTTAACAAGAATGCTTCCGCTTCCGTCTCGTTCAGGGTTTGAATTAATTTGTCAACAACCTTCTCAACAAATCCCGCGCTATAGGGAGGGTTTAACCAGAGTGTCTTAGCCCTCCAGTTCTGTTTAAATCCATCATCTTGAATTGTGAATATCTTTTGAGCTTTTACCGTTCGGTTGGCAAGTTCACAGCTAAAAGGGTCTAATTCAG